CCGCTGCGAAGACGGCTTCGAGCGGATCGACGCTAGCCTTAACGGTCGAGGTTTGGGTTTCGGTGTTTTGTTCGTTTGTAGCCGTCATGACTCTCTCCGATGATGCGGCTACTGCCGCCGTTGTTGTTTTGTCTGCCCCCAAGGGCAAAACCGAAGTTTCAAATAGTTCCCCGCCTCGAACGACGTTAATCGGCCCGGCGAAGGTTTGGCCGTTTACGTTGACTGTGTCTTTTTCGCTAATAAACGTTGGAGCTGCGGTAACGTCGACGCCCACGCTAGCTTGCCACGGAAAGCCATTTTTTCCCAGACGGACGATTTCGCTTGCGTCGGGTGTATCGCTCGAAACAACCGCTTCAATATCAATGGCGTTTGCCGATATGGTCGGCGTGCCATGACCAACAATTCGATCCGTCGAATGCGATCGCAAAATCGGTATCGTTGCGTTTGCTTTGAGCGTTGCCAAATCAATGACGACGGGATAGCGGTATCCGCTTACTCGCATGGCTCCGCCGTTGTAGGCTCGAATTTTGAGCTTTGGCAATGCTGGCGCTTCGCCCTCAACCGGCTTTTCGGCTTCGATCGTCAGTGAACCCGAATTGTCGAAATACATGCGGTTCATACTTCGGCGTTCTCCATCGGATCGGTCTGCCCTTCCTGTTGAGCTGGATCGCTAGAAGGATCGGCGTTTTGATTTTGGTTTTGGCCCTGTGGCATTGCCTGAGCCATGTTGATGCCAAGTTCCTTCATCAACGCAAGTTCGCGGGCTCGCTGGCGTAGTTCCGTCTCCCAGTCCAAACCACGTCGAGCGTATTCGCGTTGAAGCGTAGTTGTATGGTTTGCAAGTTCCGTTTGCTGTCCGGTCGCTTCCTTGCTGCGGTCGACGTGTTCAGGTTCTCGCCATCGCCAATTGGGAACCCAATCATTCACGCTTTGACGAAACGCCGTTGGCAAATAGCCTGGAATCAACCATGCCTCGTCTAACCAATCACGATATGCACGATTGCAAAGCTGTCTTTCGCCAAGGTGGTAGCGTTCGCTCGATCGAGCTTGCCAAAAGCCTTGGAGATCCAATCGGCCCGAAGCGTAGTTGTATTTGCTGGCGTCCAGAGCCAATACGACCGGCATATCGACGCAACGAGCGGCCTCGCGAACGCAAGCGGTAATAAACGCTTCGTATTGTGCGTTGGGGTGCTCGGCCTGAAATTGCGTCATCTTGTACGTATTAGGCAACGTCATCAAAGCCGAACGTGCAATCTGGATTTCCTCGAACGGGGTCGCGTAAACGTCCTCGTCGCTGTCCGGCGGCGCGTCGGTGTAAAGGATACCGGCGGGATTTGCGGCGGCTTCTGCGGCTCCCAACGTTGCCAAAACAAATCGACGCATATTTGCAAAAATTGGTAAAGCTGGCGTGAGCCATGGAACCCCGCGCAATTGTCCGGGGCGTTCCGATTTGTAAACGTGGTAGATATCACTGCGGCGTACGCGCTTCGGTGTTGATATTGGCGTGAAGTAGTCGCCGGGATGCTGTTCGTAAATGTAGTATCCTTGAACGTCGCCATTCTCATCGACAATCACTCCGCTATCATCGCTGTTAAGCGTCAGCGCTTGCGATTCGCAATAGTCGGCCTCAATGGGTTGAAAGTTAAGCGTTACGGGCGATTGCCAAAGCGGGTTACGATTGGTGTCGACCGAGTAACGACGTAGGAATCCCTCGCCGTCGCTGGCAACGGCATGAAAGCACGTATGCAACTTGGTAGGCATTCCCGCTTCATCCCACCAATCCCAAAACAATCGCGACACCAAACGAGCAACGCGGCTTGCTTCGCTGCGGGCCATATCTTCGCCGACATAATCGAGCCCGAATTCCGGGCCGCTGCCAATGGTGTAACCAACCAGGGTTGAGACAATGCCCTTTGCGTAGCAATTGTTTGCGATTTCATAACGGCTTCGATTGCGAAGCGTCAAACGAACTTGGCTGGTGATCGCAGCTCGTGGGCTTAAACTGTCCGCCGCTGCCCAATGTTGTTTATTGGTCGGCGTGGTTTGGGCGGAGTCGTAGCGTCCCCGAACGGTTCCGCGAACTGAATGTCGCGGTGCTTTAGTTTTAGCTGGAAAGAACCGAGAGAGGATTCCCATTATCCATCTGCTCCCGGCGGTACGATTTGCGAAAAGCGAATTCCTCGCGATCGCGTGCGTGCGGCCCGCTTCGATGATAGGTAGCGGTCAGCGGCTATCAGGTCAGCAATAGGTCGCTGGGTGACAGTGACACCGTCCACGCTCGCGGACACTGGCTTTTCGGCGGCGGTTTCGATAGTCGATTCCAATTCGCTTTCGGCCATGATGGGCGATCCTCTCGCGTGTCGTTAGATGTCCTAGGGCTTTCACACGCAATCATCGCACGCACGCGACAAGTTTCAACTATTCAAACGGCAATTGCTGTTGATTGGTTCCAGTATTGGAACGATCATATTTTGGAACGGGTCGAGGTAACTCGCGGTCGATGGTTTCAAACGTTTGAACACGCGTGCCGCAATGGCGACAAATACGAACGCGGCGAACGCGTTTTTCCTCGCGGCGGGTGTAGTAGGCTCGCAGGTCCGCGCAATTGCAGTTTGGACAGTGCATCCCGTCGTCTGCGGCGTAGGGATCTTCGGTCATTGGCCAGATCTCCGCTTCGATTGCATTTCTGCAAATGACACGCGGCGAGCTTTTGGCTTTGGTGCATGGCCCGGAACCTCGGCGCCGAGGAAGCTGGCCGCGACGCAACACCCCACCAGGCCGTCCCAAATGTCGTTGTCTCGCCCCGGCTTGAGCTTCCAGTCTCGAAACTTTCGCCCCTGCGATTCCACGTCAATCGCATATTCGGACGTGCAATGGTCGATGATCAACGCATGATCTTGATGATTTGATCCAAAAAAGCCGATTCCCATTGTGTCGGGATCGGTTTGAAGCCGGGAAGCTGCAATCGTTTTCCAGTGGTTGACGTCATTGATAAAATGCCGCTGCCGTTTCTTGCCGAGCTGGAGACGCCACCCAGGCCCGGCTTTGTCGCCCGGCTCCCGTTTCCATTGGTCAATCGGTGCCGTTGTAGCTCCGAAGTATTTACCGTGCGCGGGCACCACCTTTCCCCCGCCAACCGTACGGGCCAACTGGTAAACGATCTCCGTCGATACGTGGTAGTTGGCGTCGATCATGATCAGATCGAGCCCTACATCGCCTTTGGTTTGCGTGGCGTACGATTTTTCTAGGAGCTTTACGGCCAGATCCTGCAAGCCTATTTGCATGGCATGTTCCGCGGTGGCCGCGTTGTAGGCCGCTTGCAACGTAATTCGGGAATCGGACTTCGTAAAATACTTCCGCCCCTGCGACGGCCATGCGTCGTAGCCCAGTACGGCTCCTCGAAGCTGGCGATTAAACGCCATGACGATATAGAAAAGCATCGTCGCTTGCACGTCCACAAACGACACCACAAAATCGGCCCAGTCCGGCACGATCCATTGCGGTACGTGCGTCAGTTGCTCGCGTAGCTTGATGGGATTGAGCGAAATCGTTCCTTCTATTTCCTTGCTTTTTGGGCGGTTCTGATACTCCGAAAGAAAGGCCGCTTCGTTCTTAGCCCACAAATCCATCGCGTATTGAATGCCGCTAGCCTGCCACGGCTCAAAACGCGCGGGCCAACTCATGATGCAATCTTCATCTGCAATGGCTCGCTGTTCGACGTACATTGCCGTAAGTGCATCAAGGGGTTGTTCGTTGCGTGACAGCTCTGCTCGCTTGTCGCGATACTTGTACCACCACTCCATGTTCTTAGGCATTCTCGGAACTAGCGAACATATATCCCCGATCCATTCCGGCGAGCGTTCGCGATCGAGCAAACGAGACGCGGTATCGTTTTCATAGATCACGGTAACCGCTGCAAAACCGGCGATCTGCTTTCCAGGTCCGGCCAAACCAAGAATCGCAGCTTTAATAACGCTTTCGCGGAAATCGTTTCCCGGAGCACTTTTTGCGCTCTTCTCGGTTTGCGGGTCATCGATCAAAACCAAATCCGGTCGAATCGTTTCTCCGCTTGGCAACTTGTCTTGCAAACCGCGAATCGCTCCCGTGATGCCGCGAGTGTAAAGCCGGGCTCCGCTGCTTGGCGAAAGCGGTATCGTTGGAAACGCCAACTCCTCGGCGCTCCACTTGATTCGCGTAGGCTTTTTTTTGTAGGTCTGTCCGGCGGTTCGGTTGACAATCCCTTCGAGCTTTTCAATCGGATAACACGCTTCAGGGAAGTCAGCTTGCAACAGCGTATTGGTTTCGATGGATGTTTTAATTGAGTTGCAATTGCGTTTGCTGTCCGCTTTGGTGGCTCCAATCAAAACAACGAAACGCCGATAGCCGTGAAGAATCGCCCACTCTGCCGCGACAAGTTCTATAGCCGTCTTGCCGGAACCACGAGCCATCGCCAAAGCAAACAAGCCACCATGCTTGATGACTTCCTCTAGCTTTCCAATGGCTCGAATATGATCGGGCGACCATTCAAGATTGAACGTCTCATGATGATACGTTTCGCAATGAGCAAGAAGCGAATGTTTGCAACGTTCGCGGCGTGCGGGATCGGCAACCGCTGGAATGTCGCCGATGTCCCGCGACGATGCGGACTTATCACGTTCACGTTCTCCCGCTCGTTCCTTGTGGCGTTCGTAACGTGATCGTTCATCATCTTCAAAAAACTCATCTGGAAAACCTAGTTGATTCAATTTAGGCTCCGCCTAACGGTATGGGCCTTTAGCAAACTCACACGCCATTGCCAAAGCAATCAAAAAAGGTGCTGCCATCACAGCCAACATAATTGAGACAAACACAAATGCACAAACCATTTCAACTAGCAAAGCTTTGTTCATCCGCATGGAGGTGTCATTAACTCCACAAGGGCTCCCAGCCAACTTTGTGCAGCCTCTGAACTCGTCAACGTTTCGCCTCCGCGCCGCATGTACGTCTCAACTACCTCATTGCAAATTTCTGCTCGAAACTCTTTTGAACAATCGGAAACATACAGCCAATATTCCATATCGCCGCACTGGTCATCAAGTAAACAAACAAGAGGATCAAGAGTCTGCGAAACTTCCGCTGCTTCAAAGATAGCTCGATCAATTCGGTTCTTTACGGAGTTTACGACTGCAATTGAATTTGCATCCATTTTCCCCATTTCAATTTGCAATTGCCGAGTCATATCGCCGGTGAATGCTTCGTGGGCATCGTGCAGTAACGCCTGCAATTGCGCGACCTCGTCACCTCCTCTGCGTTCGACTGCTTCCCATAAACGCAAACTATGCTCCGCCACGCTGAAGAACGGTTTAGTCTGCCCACCAAACCGGCATATCTGCGACAGCCCGTGAGCAATAACGGCAAAGTCGACGTCCTCAGCTTTAGGGTTAGCAATATTAAACTTTCCACGAAATGCAACGGCGGTCATACGCAAACTTCCTTTTTGGTTTTCCGCTCGACGGCTTCGGCCTCTTGCGGTGTGATAAACTCGGCCAACCCTAAACGACGCAACTCCATAGCTACGACAAAACG